GCATACGTTACTTACTCATAGTAGCTAATTAGAATCAAGGGGGATTCGGGAGAAATCCTGAGTCCCCTTTTCTATATAAGGAGAATAAATATGATAGCAAGAAACAATGCCAAAGTTATACAAGGTTCTGTAGTATCTTCAGACGTAACATCTTACGCTAAGGTATTCCCTACCGGAGTAGCCTTAGATACTACACAGCGTACAGGTATCTCTACCTTTGCAGTTCAGAACTTAGAGACTGTGAACTCAGTACAGTTCTGGTACGGACAGATCCCCGCAGATCCTTTAGTCCCTGAAGGCACCTTACTTCCTGTGGACCCCTCGGATTGGGATGGTACACAAGCAACGCAAGCTGCTAACTGCCTCTCTACTTACGGTGAGACATTAGGTCCCGGACAATACCTAGAATCCTTTGTGGCTTCCTCAGGTATCTTTTATACCTACGTAGCTACAGGTACAGTAACCGCACATACGAAGGAGGGTTAAATGGCAAATCAATTATATCCCTTAGCTAAGGAAGCCTTACTAGGTGGGGACTTAGCTTTGGACACAGACAATATTAAATCCATATTAGTTAGAGAAGCATACAATGCAGCAGACCAATACTTATCTGATGTTATAGCAGCGGTAGCTACTTCTGTTAACCTAACAACTAAGACAATTACTTTAGGTACTTTCGATACTGATGACATAGTACACTCAGCAGTTGGTGCAGGTGCAGCTATTAATTACATTATATTATATCAGGATACTGGTACACCTACAACCAGCCGCCTTATAGCTCATATAGATACAGCTACAGGATTACCCGTAACACCGGATGGCACTGACATTACTGTAGCAGTTAATGCATTAGGTTGGTTTACATTATAACAGAGGAGGAATACATATGTGGAAAGCACTAGCAGAGATATGGTATCGCATGCAGGTACGTAGATTTACATTAAAGATTGAGAAGGGCACAATGAAGCGTGCGTCGCTAAGGTACTTACAGGCTAAGGACACTAGGAGCCGTGAGCATTATCAACGTAAGTTAGATGAAGCTAAACTTAAATAAGGAGGTGGTTAATGTCACATACATTTTTAGCTTTGGATATGGCGCTAATACCACAAGAAACTAAAGATAACGTACCTACCTTCTGGTCTGCTCTGTGCTCAAATGATGGAGTAATAGGTGAAGATGGTAAGTGGGTTGTTGAGCCCTCTTGTATACTGGTTGATGGACGTAATGCCAGAGGTGAATTAGTTCACTCTTGGGAGGTTTTGCTTTCATGGTTGCAGTGGGAGTCTGATCCTATGACGACATTAGATACAATAACTTCTAATTCTATTGAATATACAGCGCAAGAAGTTACAGCGCTTAAAAATGACATTGATTCTATCTGGTATGTTGATCAAGAGGAGTTAAGCTAATGGCTTGGGCGTTACAGTTTGATGGGGGTAATGATTATGCTACATTAAATTCTGCGGTATCCTTCGCTAATACTGGTGAGTATTCTATAAGAATAGCTGTAAAGTTAGATGCAGTTCCTAGTAATGACATCAACTCACTACTGTACTTAGATAGTAACAACTACTTATATTATAGACAAAGTAATGCAAGATTCTACTGGAAGATAGCGGGCAGTAATGTGCAACTCCCCGTACCTACAGTAGACGTCCTAGGAATAGATGTAGTTGTACATTTGCAACAGACTGCCGCAGGTGTCAAGACTATAACCGTAGATGGTATAGGCACAGGCAATCCTTTTACTGGTTTAAGAACATTCAGCTTTGATAGGTTTGTAAGAACAGGAAACTGGGAATTTGAAGGACAGTTATCAGAAGTAGTAGTATATAGCGACATCGCAGAAACAACTGCCATAGAACGTTGGAGTGCTACCGATTCAAGTCACACAGCAGGAACGCCTGTCTTACTTAATACGATTACTGGTAACAACGCAACAGGCGTTAACATGCCCACTGATGGCAGTGCGTGGCTAGATTTAGGCGGTGGTTCACTTACTATAACCCCTACATTCCTAGTGAGTACTTTAACATTCCACAGCCCTACAGTACTTCAAGCCAAGTTACTAACTCCTAACACTATCGCTAGTACCCTAAACCTCCAAGACCCTACAGTCCTAAAGGCCAAGCGTATAGATCTTGATACTATTTCTAGTACTCTAGTTCCTCAAGACCCTACAATCTTACAATCTAAGATTATAAGTCTTGATACTATTACGAGTACTCTAAGTATCCAAGATCCTACACTACTAAAGAGTTTATTAATAACACCAGAGTTTATAACAAGTAACACAAGTGTCTGGAAACCTGCATTAACTGGAGGAATAGTAGTGGTGATAGGTGCCTCTTCTTTCAGGTTGCAGATACAATGGCAAGGAATTAACAGAATATAGAGGAGATACAATGACATTTTTAGAATATACTAACATCATTCTCCAAGCAACCAACGAAGTACCTTTAACATCTACACAATTCTCAAGTGCCCGTGGACTCCAAGAGTTTACCAAGGAAGCTGTGAATAGAACGTATCATGATATTATAGGTGAATACCGATGGCCTTGGATGATCAACGCTGACAAACTAACTGAAGGCGCTGCACAACTGAGTGGTGAAAGGACCTTAACTCCTACGGATATATGGACTGTGATCCCTGTATCTAATCCATACAAGGATGCTATTGATTGGTCCACTATGTATTATAGGAACTTAGAGGATGAGAAGCAATGGTTAGATGTAGTTAGCTGGGATCAGTTCGAAGCATCACAGGATTACTATACTGCACTTACAGGTGAACCACAATACATAGTTCAATCAGCTGACGGTAGATCATTTGGTTTAATACCTCAACCTGCTACAGGTGAAGAGGGTACACTCTACTACAAGATATGGGCAAGACCTAGTAGGTTTCAATACTCTACTGATATTATACCAATGCCTGATGAGAACTATAGTGTGTTAGTTGATGGAGCTTTGCATCACCTCTGGTCCTTCCGTGGTAATGTAGATCAATCACAACTAGCCTATGCTCGATATGAGAAAGGTTTAAAGAAGATGAAACAGAAGTACACTAATCAAACTACTAGATTGTATTGGACATAAGGAGGCCTAATGCCAGCAACTGAAGAGACCTTCCCTATCGCGTGTAAGGGAGGTTTAGATTTAACCACTAACACGCAAGAGCTCCTTCAGAAACCGGGATGGGCTACACGACTTGTAAACTTCGAGCCTTCCGCAGATGGTGGGTATCGAAGGATTAACGGGTACACTACCTTAGGAGCTGGAGTTACTCCGGGCCCTGAGACCACGAGGATCAAGGGTCTTACTTGGTTTGATAACAAAGCTGTTATAGTATGTCATGAGTCTGAAGTCTACTTCTCTTATGATCTACAGAACTTCATACAGATCAATGTTGTCATGGCTGATCCAGATACTGGTATGGACTACACGGAGATGCTTGCAGCTACTGTAGGTTCTAGGGCTAATAGTTATCATTATGACTTTGAGATCTTTAGACAAGGCACAGGCTTAACGGTCATGGGTTCCTCTGAAGGACACTCTCCATTCTGGTTTCAGATAACAGGTACAACCTTAGCAAACTCTACTTACCACTACAAGGAGTTAACCTTAACATCCGGTAGTCTAGATGGAGCTACTAAGTCTGAGAAGTATAAGGATCAATATGTAATCTCAGGTATGGATACAGCACCTGCTGAAATCTATTACTCTGATATACTTAAACCTGATGACTTCGAAGGGGCTAACGCTGGATCTATTGGTTTCAATGATGTGGTTATGGGCCTTAAGATGTTTAGGGAATCCTTATATGTCTTCTGTAGGAACAGTATCCATAAGGTAGATGGCTTATCTAGTGGTTCTCCACAGAGAGTACCTATTACAACTAAGATAGGTTGTATCAATGGTGATAGTATACAAGAGCTTGCAGGTGACCTAGTGTTCCTAGCGCCCGATGGCCTAAGGACCTTATCAGCAACCTCAAGGATTGGGGATGTTAACATAGCAACCTTATCAGAGGCTGTAGCTAGTAGACTTAGGATAATATCTAAGAACATAGATTCATATGATGTTAGAAGTGAAACACTTAAGAACAAAGTACAGTATAGGATATTCTTTCGAGGTAAAGTAGGCTCTACTGTAGGTTCTTATAGTATCATAATGTATACTAACATGGATCAGAACGGTCAGGTACGTCAAGAGTTCTCAGAGCTCACGGGGTTTGAAGTCTCTGCAATACATAATGGATTCTATCAAGGGTCCGAGAGAACTATCACAGGAGATAGGGATGGTAAGATATGGTTCCATGATGAAGGTAATGACTTCAATGG